ATGCGTGTCCGCCGCCACCACCGCCACCACCGCCGCCTCTGATGTGTCCACCATTGTTTTGGATACTGACAGGGAATTGCAAATCTATTGCGTGTCCAGCAGCGCAACCAGCAACTCCAGCTCCTTGTTGTGCCTGTTGACCACTTGCTGTTCCACCAGCGCCACCAGAGCCAACTTTAGCAATTATTTGTGCGTTGTTTAGAATCTTGACTGTATCGCCACTAGCAAATGAGCCTGTCTGTATTGCGGCTTGAGTTGTACTACCACTTGTAACATTTGCTTGAACAGTTAAAGTTACATCAGATTCTCCAGCAGAGTACGATCCACCCCTGTTTGAAAAAATATTATATGCTGATGTTGTGGCTTGTGATATTTGTAGTGCTATAGCTACTCTTGTAGATTTTGCAGCAGTATAGAATATATTAAAATTTATCGCACCAGAACTTGGTATGTCGCCACCATTACCGCTTGTTCCAGATGGTACATTATCACCACCCGCATAATATTCTGACATTGATATTGGATTACTACCACCAAACTCTGTTTGGATTTCTGACATTGAAAGAGGACTGCCTGTACCGTGTATTGCCATTATTTACCTCTTTTTAATTCATCTACTTCTGCCTTTAAATCTTTTATAGCTTCAATAAGTACGCCAACCATATTTCCATAAGCTACAGATTTTATTTTTTCTTCTGAACTATCTTCTTTTACAACTTCTGGTATTATCTTCTCAACTTCTTGAGCTATAACGCCCATTTGTTTTTCACCATCAAAATCAGTTCTGTTAAAAGTAACGCCACGCATTTGACATACTTTTTCTAATGCGTCTGGGATTGTTTCTATGTTTTCTTTTAGTCTTTCATCTGAAAAAGCAGTTACATCATTATTAAAAGTTGCTGCTCCAGCGGTTGACATATCTAAAGTCAATGCTGTTATTACACTACTGTTATCAACACCTTTAAAAATAATGTCTTTGTCATTAGTTACTGACTTAATTACGAAGTCAGTTGATGAATTAGTTAGCTCTGCTATAGCAACACCACCATCATTTATTTTTACATCTCCACCATCTGCGTCTAAAATAATATCTCCAGCTACATCTAATGTTAAGTCGCCACTTGATAAATCAATTTCTGTGCCATCAATAGTAATATTATCTACAACTACACCAGCATTTGCTGTAACAGCACCACTAAAACTACAAAGCCCACCATCTGAAATGGTAATTGCGTCATCACCATCTGTGAATTCTATTAATGCTGTTCTTATAGAATCTGATTTAAAATACTCTACTGCGTCATTAGTTTGATCTAAAACTGCTATCGTAATATTTGCGTCATTATCTTCATTACGAATATATAAAGTATTAGCAGAGGTGTCATACCAAAGCTGATTTGCAAAGGTAGTTGATGGTACAGAACTACCAGAGCTTGTACTTGCTAACGCTTGTAGTGCTGAATTAATATCAGTCCTTGTGTTTGGAAAGGTCTGATTTGCTATGGTAAAGTCATTTTGGCTCATTTTTTTAACTCCTAAATAATATTAACAATACTCTAATTATTAGCTTGATTCAAGGTAGCCGTACCCTTTAGCAACATAACCAAAAGTTCTATCTACCACCGAGCCACCAGAGTTTTTAAATTTGATGGTGAATCCTGTTGCTGATTTACTAGTTATCTCGTAAAAATCTCCTGTTGCTAAGTTATCAGCACTTATAGCTAAACCTTGTAAATCTTTAAATGCTGGGCTAAATGTTACAGCCTTTCCACCACTTGCTGTGGTACTTGCTATATCATCTACAGCAACCGTTCTGTCTGGCATATCAACAACCGCAGATAGAGCAGAAATCGCTGGTGTTGACGCAAAGTTAGTAGTTTCTAACTTAACTCTTAATTTTAAATATCTTGCTTTATAATTACCTAGTATATAGTCTTGGTACGCTGAATATGTTGAATTGTCGTTAGAGGTAGAAATTTGGATTTTAGCACTAACATCATCTTGCTCGGTATAGTTACCATCAAAATTACCTTCTTGGCTGTCAAATAGCCCTTCAAAGCTGTCAAACAGGCTACTTGCATTAAACCTACTGCTTGTCATTGATGTTGTAACATAAGAATTATATATCGCACCTAAATCAATAGGATTTGCATTAAACTCATAAATTCCTTGCACATTAGATTCTACTTCTCCACCATCATCAAAATTTCCTACAGCACTATCAAAATTACCTGTATGTGCGTCAAATAACTCACCTAATACTATTTGTAGAAAATTTGTGCTATCTCTATTTACTACTTCAACACCATCTTTTGTACCAGCAAATCCTGTTGATTCTGTCGCTGTTGCAACTGCATTAAAATCATCTGATATTTGATTTCTTATAATGGCTGTTTTGGTTGATGTTTCAGAAGCTAAACCTAAAACATCTACAGCTTTAATCATATATGTCCCTGTTTGTGCTGGTAATGATATTTGATTTGTTGCCTTAGAAATATAATTAGCAACAACAGTAGCTCCAGCATAAGCTGGGCTAGATGTGGCTGGTGTATGCCTAATAATATAGTGTGATAAATCTAACTCATTATTTGCTGTCCAAGAACACACAGCTAAATTATTTACTACATTGACAGAAAAATCAGCGACATTAGCTGGAACAGCAGTTTTTCCAATTACTTCGTGAGCAACTGATGTAAATGATGATGGCACATTAAAAGCATTAATTGACCTTGCTCTAATTTCGTAAACCATTCCATCTTCTGCGTCTATTATAGAAAACTTATTATTTCGTGATTTACCAAGTGATGTAAATTCTGTATCTGTAGATGTGTTTCTATATTCCACTTCAAATTCGTTAGTCGTTCCGCTGCTAGATACACATTCAATGTTTATAACTGTTGTTATAATGCCAGAATAAGACTTCATTATATCGCTTACAGTTAAACTAGGAGCAGATGTAGTTTGGAAAGTAGGTAAATTTGTGTTATCTAAAGCAAAACTTGTTTCTTCTGCACTCCAATTCCATACATCAGCAGATGTTTCTTGTAAAATTAAATCAATACCAAAGTCATTACTTCTGCAAGAGAATGTCCAATCTGCTACTTGAAACACTTTACTTGACCAGCCAAGCCTTGCATTTGTTATATTAACTGTATCGCCTACCTGTAATTTAAAAGCTGTAAATTTGCAAGGCGCTTGTACTATTATTTGTTGTCTATTTTTAAACAAAGCTACTTTAGCAATTCGTTGAGCCATTGTTGATGATGTTGTAAAAGGTAAATTAATTTCACCAAATATTGTTTCGTCATTATCTTCACTAACAAATGTGCTTGAAGTTACCATTGGATAATCTGTTGGCTGCCAATTACTTTCTGGACTAGTAAATACACCTTTTGCTGTATTAAATAAATCTCTCCTTGATTGTTTTGTGTTTATAGATATACCACCTCGCAAGTCATCTTCATCAAGTGTTATTGTTGGTGCAACATATTTACCACCCGATAGATTAAACTTACCATTCGTGTAGCTTAAAATTCCAAGCATTGATCCCGTTATACTGTCTATTGCGTTCATTGGTTGTATATCAGAAGTTACAACACCATTACATTCGTATCTGTTTTCTGTACCACCAGCGGCTAAAGTAATATCTTCATCACATATATTTGCAACAGTTGTAAAAGATGTTGTGTCAATATTTGCTGTTGGTGTTGCTAACCCAAATCTTGTATCGCTTAAATAATCATATAAAACTAAAGCTGGATTGTTACTATAAGCTGTAGAGCCTGTTCTAAAATCTAATAACTTTTTGCCTTTTATTTCAGCAGATACATTTGGTATTCCATTTGGAAAAACACTTTGGTCGTATTTTAGCGCAACATACAAATAAGCAATTCCAGATAACTTGTGATTTTCTGTCCATTGAGCTACTTCTTCTACCAAATCTCTGTCCGCTAATTGATCGTCTGCTCCTAAATGTTTTTTTACTCTAACTGTTAATTCAGAACTATCTGTAAATTTATGTGTTGCTATTACGGCATAATTTGTTGTTGTTGTTGTTCCAGCTAAATATGGAAGTGGAGTATTTGGGTTATCTCTATATGGTGCAATTCTTGATTGTGCGCCAAATGCAGCAGCAAAAGATATTGCAGTTGCTCTTACATCAGTTTTTAATCCTTGCGAAATAGTAACTGTTAATGTATGTCTTGTTCCAGAGGCAGAAGAACTGCCGCCTGTTGAAATTCCATAATCAAAACCATTAATATTCAAAGTATCAGCTGTTGATATACTAAAAGCAGTATCAGATACTAATGTAACTTGTGTAATGCCTTTAACAATTCCTTTACCATTGACAACTGCATTACCACCAAAAGGTAATGATTGATTTACAGTAACATCTTCATATTCTGATATAACCAAAGGTCTTGATGATGTGGTAAATCTTGATTCTGTTGCGTACTTAGAGGGAGAAGTTACCTTAAATCTGGTAATACCATTTGCGTCTGTACCCGCACTTGCAAGAGTAAGTTCTTCATCATTAAAATAAACTTTATCAATAGATTGTATTTCGTGTGAAGCTAAAGACAATATCATATGCAAGGTTTGGTTATTTGCTGTAGATTCCATATATAATAATGTTCCAGATTTTTTTACCTCACCATATACAATGTCCCTCGTTGATAAAGGCTGCTTTATCATTTCAGTTCTTTTTTGTAATCCAAGCGGTGCAGCCATTTTTGGCTGCGAAACCAAGACTTTTGTTAAACCCATAGCAACAGCAGAAGATACTGCAAAATTAACTGCTTTTGCTGTAAAGCCCGTCAAAGAAGCGGAAGCCCAGCCACCTGTATAAATCGCTGCTGCTGTTATTGCTAGTTGTCTTATGCTACTACCCATTAAACAAAATGCCTCTTAGTTTGAACTGATTTTTGTATTACTTTATCACTATACACTCTTTGCCACTTAACTTTTTTATTGCACCCAAGTAATTGAGTAAAATGTTGTTTTGTCCAATCAGCAACTTGCAATAGATTATCTTTGGCAAGTAAATCTACCAGCCAAACTCTATCTCCAGAACACCATTGGGTTTCTTTTATATGTCGCAAATCTAAAAAGTGCTGTTCTTCTTGTTCATTAAGAAAAGCCCAATTAGAGAATCCTATAAGTTGTTTGTTATTATAATGCAGTTTGTATTGCTTTAATTTGATAGATGGCAATATGTGTAAAAATATTTCATCTTGTGAGTAATCTTTATACCTATTAAAATTCTTGTATAAATTTATTATCGCTTGTATGTTTTGCATTAATTTCCACCACCACCCCATACAATATTTTTATCTTGCAAGTCTGCAACAAATTCCAATCCTTTGTCGTTTGGAAAAAAATGTTTTTGGTCTTGATCTGTGTACCTAAAATCAAGTGGTTTTTCTAACGCAATAAGTTTATTTTCTATTGAAAATTTTATGGTTGATGTATCTCCAGCTTCGCTAATTGTTACTCTATCTACAGTTCCATTAAATAATTGATAAGGTGTATCAACAACAACATTGGCGTTACTTGATGTAGCTAGTACACCAAAATATAAAACCACATCTACTCCTTGTTGTGTTTGTGTTAAAGAGCTTGAAAGAATTGAGCTATCAATTCCAGAAAATACAACATTTAAACCTGTAGCTTTAGTTTCAGATGTTTCGGTTATTTCTGATATTTCCATAAAGTTAGCAGAACTGTAGTAGGTTTCCCCATCAATAGTTATTTCACCATCTGCTGTATGTATTCTTAATGGTGTTGCATAAGCAAAACTTATAGCATAAAAAGGTCTAACAGAACTGCTAGAAATCTGGGTATTAAAATTAGTCCCAATCGTTCTAGCCATAATTACCTACTTAGATTTTTTAGTAGTTTTCTTTTTTACAACTTTCTTTTTTGTTTCCTTCGGTGCGTCTACTTTTACTTCAATGGCTGAATTATTTGACATAAAGTTTTGCGCCAACTCTACTTGCCATTGTTGCGTACAATCTATAATTTCATCATTTTTATAAATTCTAGTCGCATTTCCAGATTCATTACTAGAGGCTTTTACATCTCTTAACATTTTTATTTTCATATTTATCTCCATTATTCATTACATAATATTCTTAAAATACCATCTAATCAATAAGAGTGAGGAGCAGACAATGAGCAATCAAAACCACTCCCCACAAACTTATCAGATATTAAGCGTCTGCTGAATCAATAGGATTACCCAATACCGCTTGAACACTTATAGGTGTTCCGTTGGAATGAGTACCTGTTGCGTCAATTTTCACTCTTACATATCTTGCACCACCGATATAGCCAATTTGACTTGTCTGTGGTGTTTCACCGTTAGCGTCTAGTGTTAAGAAAATACCAGAACTGTCAACACTTCCCTCTGTTACAGATGTAGAACTTGTAACAGCAGTAAATGTA